CAAAGATTAATACCTCTGTTAGCCCATTCAGCTAACATAATATTAAGTGAACGTCTTGCGCTTTTTAAATCATAACCCGATCTAGAATTAATTCCACATCTTTCAAATGCTTCTTCAATAACTTGATCAACGTCTAAATTAAAAGTATTGGTTCCGGATGTTGCCATTATCTACCTACTTTTCCCATTGCCTTGTTATGAGCCTTTTTAAAACTTTTACCTTTTTTCATGGCTTTCTTCATAGAAGACATGTGTTTTTTTGTATGTTGCTTAGAATGCTTTTTTAAAGCTTTTTTTCCAGCTTTTGATATTTGTTGTGGCATCGAAGACCTACTAATCATTATTAATAGATTTTTTGAAACTCTGCAATAACTGTATACATATTACCAGAATCCGCGGCACCCGGTACAACAAAGTTAACATCACTTTCGTTACTGTTACTAGACTTGTCTGCTGGTATACCACCAAACTCTCTAAAGTCCCAATAACCTGCGCCAGTTAATCCTATAATAGGAATATCTCCATCTGAATCTTCTTCATCTAAACGTGCGTAAGAGTCTCCCCCATCACCGCCTTGACAAGAATACCAAACTCTAAGTAATCCTAAATGTGCTACAGCAGTCCCATCTGACCTAGCTGCTAATGCAGAAACGTCGCCCATAACTGTTGTGCTTCCTGTGCCGTCTGATTGATTGACTATTTTAATAACAACTCTATTATCGTTTTGTTGTAGGATAGTCGGTCCTGTAACTGTGTCTGCCATGTTCCCTCCTTAATTAAGAACTGTGGGGCCGTAGCCCCACGATATTATTTTATTGGTCTGCGAATGCAGGTACGTCTGCACCTTCAGCGTAGCCCCAAATGTAGTAATTAGTGCTGTCTTTAGCTACAATGTTTATTTCAAACAAACCACTGTCTGTAAGAGTTAAACTTGAGTTAGAGTTTCCATCAGAATAAACAGATACGTTATCTGCATTAGAATCTAAATGAGCAATACCACCGATAAAGAAATTAGCATTTCCCGGTGTTACTATAATTAGATTTTCTGTTTCTTCTGCTGCGCCAGCATAGATAAACTTGTAAGTTTGTCCAGCAACTGGTGCAGGTAGAGTAATAGTTCTATTGCCTCCGATTGCAGGAACTGCAAGTATTCTTCCGCTGTGTGTTGCAGCGTCAAGAGTTTTATCTTCATCACCTAAAGCAACTGGTGCATCACCCATAGTGATGATTTCAGTTATTGCTCCAGTAGAAGTATTTTTACTAACAGTTTTAACTGTGCTTTCAGATCTAATAGGACCCGAAAAAGTTGAATTAGCCATTTTTACCTCGTAAGTAAGTCATACCGTCTCTACGAGCGTCTGCTAGGGCAGTCAGTATAACCAGTTATCCTAGTTGTCATGTGGGGGACAATGCCCCCACAAGTTAAGAGTAATTATGCTCCCGGAGAACCAAAGATACCTCTGAAGTCAGAGAACCCGAATGAGTATCTCTCTCTAGATTTGTATCTAACGTTTCCAGTTTCAAAATCGCCTTCCATTTTAGTGGAAATTGGCGCTCTTTGGAAGTGTTTTAATCCGTTAGGTGCATCAGTTTTAATGAAGAATGCATCTGTATCAGTTAAGTAGTTATTCACTACATAACCTTGAGGAATCATTCCCATGCTACCTACAGCGTTGATATCATTATCAGAAGTACCAACTCTTTGACCAGATTTCATCAGTCTTTCAGCAGTGAACTGAAGGTTTACTGGAATGATTAACTTTTGACCATTTAGAGCGATTTTTAATCCTCTATCGTCAGTTAACCCAGCAATGTCAATCAGTGCTTGCTCTAAAGATGTTTCATTTAGGTCAGCAGCAGTTGCTAGTTCGTTTGAAATGTTACCGCCAGTTGATGGGTGAGCAGTAGAACATAATTCTACGCCGTCTCCACCAGTGAAAGATGAGTCAAACGCATTGTTTAATACGTTCGCACCTTTTACTTGTTTAGCGTTAGCCATTGAACGAGCTAGTGCTTTTGTGTAACGAGAACTGATTGTGTCGTAAAGGTTATCCTCTACTGCTTCCTCAGTAATCGCAAAAGCAAGTGCTATAGTTTCGTGAGTGTATCTCGCAGTGAAAGACTCAGTAGCATCGTCGTAATTTACGCCTGTGCCTTCTGGTTTTACTTGCGCTGTACCGAAACCGGATAGCATTACTTCTTCTTCGAAAGCACGATCAGATGTTTCTGTATCGAAAATCTGTTCATGCTGATTTTCATATCTGGCATATTCTAACCCGAACAAAGCATTTAGGCCCGGTTCAAGCTCTTTTACCAGTTGTGATCTAGATATTGGCATTAAACTCTCCTATTATATTGCAGTGGTTAGTAACCAAGTATGCTCGCCAACGTTAGGTACTACATATGCGTTAGCATTTGCTGCACTTGTATCGCTGTTGTTTGGATCCTTGGAGATACCGACTTGTTTAAATTGTCCAGAAGTTGTACTAGTAGAAGTATCTAACTCTTGTGTAGATCTTCCAGAAAGAGTGCTTCCACCCGTTCCTACTAAATCAAAACCACTAAAGTTCATAGCTGCTGTGCCAGTACCATCGTGTTGGACTTCGAAGACGATTCTTGGATCGTCGTATACATAAGCCACTATATCAGCAGCGGCTGTGCTCGCTGGATAATAGTTACTAAAAGTTGGCTTACTTGTAGTTGGGTCTGTAAAAAAACATCCGGCGAAAATGCCTAAAACTACTTCGCCAGCAGCGCATGACTCAATGCCACCTGCTGCAACAGCTTTTACTGCTTGACCATGATAGATCGCAGTACCGTAGTTATTAGCTATCGCGTACTCGTTTGTTCTAATTAGACCGCCTGTAAGATGCCTAGCGGGTCTGAACCCGAAAGCTGCGTCTTTATTTGCCATCGTTGTGTCCTTTTTTTAAAGGGTTAAGTTTTTTTAGTTCGATGGACAAAAGAGCTAGAAAATTAGTTCTTTTTGTTGCCACCGAAGGTTACACGAGATTGCCTGTCTGGTTTAGAGACTGGCATACTGGGGTGTTGTTCCTTTAGTAAATCATTTGCGACCGCTTCTTCTTTATCCAGAACTTGCTGTTTAAAGTAAGCCATTCGCTCTTCAACGATTTCTACCGGAATTTTAGCCAGTAATAAACCACCAACGCCTATAACACCTTGGTATTTCCCTTCCTGTATTGTCGGATACTGACCATCGTCGGAATCGGCTCTTACGAGTTCAAAACCTTCTCTTAATCGAGCATTCAAATTTTTATTATCTGATTGCCCTAAAGTTTCAGCGCGTATCCACCTATATTTGTACCCATCGGGTGCAGGAGGTGCGTCAAGGGATGACGGGGGTGCCCATGGTTTCCTACGAGTCGTTTTCTCGCGGGATAAGGCAGCGCGTGGAGTCTTATTTTCATCAATTTTATTCATATGCCTACTCCTTCACGTATTTCGCATATTCTTCAAGTGGCACACCTAATTTTTTAGCAATCGCTACTTGTGATGGTGTGAGCCTCACTGTTTTGCGTCCAGTTCGTGTGGTCCTTGTAGCAGAGGCAACCGTTTGGACGGGTTGTTTACCTCCTTGGACTTCTCCCCCATCGTTAAACTTTTGGGGAAACTCTTGTCTGAGCCTTCTGTCAATTTCTTCGTAGTATTCATCAGAAGATGGATTAAACCCTTCTTCTTCCACAAGCTTTTTGTGGATACCAAACGAAGCATATGTCATGGCTTCATCTTTACCAAACCACTCATTTTTTTCCGCCCAAGCTTCTGCTTTAGGGTCCGGTTGAGCCGCTGGCTGTTGTTGTACATTACTTTGTACAGGTTGTTGTATAGTCTGTCCAGCATTTTCTTGAGATTTTTCGTATAATTTTCTTTGCTCTTCCGTAGCATTTATACGCTCTTGCTCAATAGCTAGTCTTGCGAGAGCTTGATTTGCATTAACTTGTGCATCTACATCACCTTTTGCAACTGCTGCTTTTAAAGCTATTTTAGCTGTTTCTAGTTCTGATTTTACACGACCAGCAAACTCATTAACATAACCATCATCTAGTTTTGTAAACTTTGTTTGTAGATCATCACGCTCTTTTTTAATTTGTTCAGCAAAACTAAGAGCTTCTTTTTCTCTTCTCTCTGCCTCACGAATTTTATATGTTAATCTGTCAATACGTTTTTTGACACCTTCGCTATACTCTTCGCGTTCATCTTTTTCTTTAGCCGGTTCTGCTTTTACTTCAACTTCCGGTTCTGCTTTTACTTCTTCTTGTTTTGCATCTTTGAGTTCAACATCAACAGCGTTTCCAGACGTATCTAGATCAACCATTATGTTGTCCTCTTTCAATGCTTCTTGTGCTTCGGGCATGGGTTCCTCTCCATGTTAATGTGTTACTGGCGACAATACACTTTCGGGGTCTTCTACAACTCCAAGAATTTCATCATCATTTAGTAAGCGTAATTCGCCGCCTTCAATATTAAGACGTGAACCTGCGTATTTGGCAAATATTACCCAATCGTTTTTCTTGCACCATGCACCATTTGGAAAACGACTTTCATCGTTATATGCATCTGGTCCTACCTTTAGTACAAGTCCAACATTAGCTGCAATTTGTGTTTCTTGCACTGTTTTATCAGACAAGATAATACCACCTTTGGTTTTGCCTTTACCTCGATGAGGTAAAATTAAAATCCTCCAGCCTGTTGGTTCTGGTAGTTTAGATTCTTCTTTTTTCTTTTTTTCTTTTTTTACTTGTTTAGCACGCGCTTCTGCAACATGTTTTGGTAAAATTAAGTTAGTCATTTTGCTCCTGTTTCTTTAGCAGGTCCGAGAGTTCCTGTTCGATA